AAGATGGCGTCCAGCGGCCAGCCCAGCTCCGGCTCCTCGCCATAGGTGCCGTAGAGGGCCAAGGCCCAGAGGAGAGCGCCGCGCTGCCCCTCGGGTACCTTGGCGACCGTGGCGGTGAGCTTCGGGAACCATGTGAACTTCGATTCCATGGCCCCTCCTAGAACGGGCAGTCTTCGTCGTACACGTCGGCGGGTGCCTGCTGGCGCTGGCTCATGAGCTCGATCTCATCGACGATGACCTCGAGTTTGCTCCGGTGCTGGCCGTCCTTCTCCCAGGAGCTGTAGCGCAGCTTGCCCTCGATTGCGACCTTGTTTCCCTTTGCCAGGAAACGGCTCACGGCCTCGGCGCGCGATCCGAACATGGTGCAGTCGATGAAGTTGGGGTAGTCCTCCCAATCGCCGGTCTGCGGGTTCTTTCGGCGGTCTTTCACGGCCACGCCGAAGGACAGGACCTGCGTGCCGTTGCGCAGCGCCCTCATCTCCGGGTCGCGCGTGAGGTTGCCGCTGATGTTGCATCGATTGATGCTCATTGCTGGTTTCCCTTCTGCTCCTTGAGCTGGCCTACGGTCTCGTTGAGGTGCTGTCCGAGCTGGATGATCTGCTCGTCGGTGAGGTCCTGCATGTCCTCCGTGCCGAAGCTCGCGGCCATGTACTTCTCCGTGCTCCCGGCCGTGCCGCCCAGCTCGATGAACTCGGCGCCGAGCTTGGCGCACTTGACGAGCATCTTCTGGCGGTCTGGGCCGCTGTGGGGCGCTGTGGCGGGCGCTTTCTGCTGTCCCGGTGCGGTAGCCCGCGCGGCCTTGGAGCGGGCTATGTTCGTGGCGACCTGCCCGTCATCGTCCTCGCCGCACAGCCCGAAGGCGCTGCGGAGGGCGTAGCGCCGCATGTACGTCTCGAAGCTGCCGCAGGCCTGCGCGTCCGCGCTCATGTACATGGGTCGCTCGTCGAGCACCTGGCGCTCGGTGGAGTCGAATACGATGGTGCGCAGGACGTAGGTGTTCGTGATCTCATTCCACGCCACATGCTGGGTAAGCCCGATGCCGTGTGCGATGAGCGGCTGGCGCACCGCTGCAAGCACCTGGTCCAGGCTCTCGTAGTTGTAGCGGTACTGGCCGCCGTTCCTGGTGGGCACCGTGGCGGTGTTGCTCTTGGTGGGGTTCGCCATCTCTCCCATGGCCTCGATGAGGCGGTCTCCGAACGGCTTCCTCTCGGCCATCTACTCCACCTCCCCGGTCAGCATCCCCGCCACGGCGGAGGGGAGGGAAGCGCCCAGGGCCTCGGCCACCTTCTGCGGGTCGATGCGCAGGACGGTGCCCTTGGCGTGCTCCGGAACCGTCTCGGTGTAGGCCTCGCAGCCATCGGGCACCTCGCCCGTCTCCGCGAAGTACGCCTCGATGCGCTTGTAGTCTGGCTCGGCGCGCATGAGGTCGTGGTCGCACGCCCACTCGGTCAGGGCGTCGAGGTCGGTGGCGCGCAGCCCCGTGGTGGTCTTCTCCTTGGCCACGGTCACGCCGTACGTGCCGACCTTCTTCCCGGCCACCTTGGCGTCCAGGCTCTTGATGCCGTCGCTCTCGTACATCGCCAGGAGCTTCTGGTCGCACTCGCTGCGCAGCCCGTCGCCCTTGGTGGAGACGTAGTCTCCCATGACCTTGAACAGGGCCTGCGCCACGTAAAGGCGCTCGCGGCCTTGCAACGGCTCCACGGTCTGAATCTCTTCCGTCATCTCTCTACCTCTCTTCAATCAGTACATGGATACGCGGGTTCTCTTTGTCGACGCGGTACTCGTCGACGATGGCCCGAACCCAGTGCCAGTTGTCGTTCTCGATTACGTGCTCCGCCACAAGCGCGTCCAAGATGAACTTCACGCCGAAGCGGATGTTGTCCTTGTCCCTTCGGCGGTTCTTCTCGTACCACGTGATGCGCACGTCTACCGGGGCCTTCATGGGCTTCAGGCCCGCCGCGCGGATGGCCTCCCGCACGGCGTCCTGCGCCCTGTGCTTCATCTTGCCGCCCGCTATGGCCCGCCCACGGCACGCCGCGGTGTAGTCGTTCAGGCCGGGGAGCCTGCCTGGAATGACGAACTCCTGCACGCTCATTTCAGCCTCGCAGTCGTATATCCGTCTGCGTCGCTGCGGGCGACCCTCATGCGAATGCCCGGGTCTTCCTCCATGGCGATGCGTGCGAGGTACGGCGCGAGGTGGTTTGGCAGTTCGATGCTGAAACGGATTCGCACGCCGTAGATGCAGCGGTTCGGGCTTGCCTTGCGGTCATGGGTGCGGCTGCACTCCTGACGCGCCATGTCCTTGTACGCCCTCCACTCGTCCGGGTGCATGGCCACCCATTGGCGGGCGTCCTTCATGCGCTGCTCGCCCTTGGGGTCTAGGCCGGGGAGCGCCATCTGGTTGCTGGGGTTCTCCATCTGCCTCATGCGGACATGACCCCGCATGACGCGGCCTGCTGCGCCTGCTGCACCGCCTGGTCCATCGTAGGGATGACAAACAGCCAGAGCACGGCGAGGAAGACCATGGAGGCCATGAGGAAGCCGACCATGACGCCCGCCTTGAACTGGGAGCACTCGGGCCGCGCCGTCCGGCGCCCGCCCTCGAATGGTATAATGGTCGCAGCCTCTTCCGAGGCTGTTGCGTAGCGGGTGCCCGAAGCGTGGTAACAGGGGGCGCTCGCTTTCTTTTTTGTCTGCATTTCCGTTCTCCTTTCGGTGTTTTCGCAGGTCAGGTTAACCGTGGCTTTTTCCGTGGCTATTTTTCTTTTTCTTGGCCCGGCTCTTCGCGCTGTAGTGGCGCTGTCTCTCGCGGTCGTTCCGCTTCTCTCTGGCCGCCTCCTCCCTCATCGCGACGGCCTGTTCGGCGAGGTCTGCCATGTGAAGCTCCTTCGTGCACTCGATGCACCAGCCGCTGATGCGGTTGAGGGGCCTGAACGTCCACCGGCCGCAGTTGGGGCATCGGCTGCGCTTGCGGAGCGAGATGCCGCATCGCCTCGCCTGCCACTCGACCGAATCAACCGATCGTCCCAGCGCCTTGGCCACCGCCCCGGCGCCTTCGCCCGCGTGCTCTTCGAGGTACTTGAGCTCACGTGTCGACCATTGCCTCAAGCCGTCTCCCTCCTCCTCAGGTACTCCGGTATAGCGGACGTCCTTATGAGCGTCCTGCCCTTGCCCACCCTCATCTGCGGGATGGGGTCGGCGCGGCTGTTCACGTACTCGTACATGCGGTTGCGGGCTATCCCCGCGAGCTTCGCCGCCTGCTCCACGCTCACGTAGAGCGGCAGGCCCAGGGGCACGGGCCAGCTGCCGGGAGGGATGCCCGGAGACGCCTTCTCCTCCGACATGTGCTCCTCCTTTCGAATTCAGTTAGACCGGTGTTCAGCCACCTCGGATTCGAGAGACCTCAGCGCGCCGTCGACCTCAGCCTCGTTAAACTGCGGGATGTCGAGCGATGCGTACCACCGGACGAAGTCCATCTCGCCATCCGTGGCGTTCCCGCGCACCACCCTCTTCGCCATGACCGACGCGGCCACCGCCTGGTCAACGTTGATGGGCATCTTTGGGCCTCCTTTAAGAGCGGCTTGCTTGTGTTAAATCTAACACTTTGCGTCGAAAAAAATATCCTCGACTGCGTAGCCGAGAAATTCCGCAGCGGCCTTTGCATCCTCAACGCGCATACGTTCCGGATGCTCTTCGTAGGTGTCATATGTAGGCCGTGAAATGCCGAGATGGTTGGCCATGGCCTTCTTGGTGACCCCTTTGCTTTCTCTTGCTTTTCTGAGCGTCTGCATCTTGCCCTCCTTTCGATTTCGAGTGTAATTAGACTTCGCCACAAGGTCAAGAAAAATTTTGCTAAAATCGTAAATAGATTTGACCCGAAGTTAGGGGGGCGAATGTCCATCGCGACGAACATCAAACGGCTGCGTGAGATTTTTGACCTCACACAAGCCGACCTCGCTGAGGTCGCTGGCGTAACGAAAAATGCCGTCTCGCAATGGGAAAACGGGCGAGCTGAGCCGCGAATGGGCGCAATTGAGCGCATGGCCGCATGCTACGGCATCACAAAGTCGCACATTATCGAAGACGGCGGCATGGATCTAATAGACCCCGTAACGCGCAAGCCTCGCAACATGCCCGACGGCGCCATGCCCGTGCGCGGGACATCCGCCATGGTCCCGCTGAGGGTGCTCGGCGCCACGCACGCAGGTGAACGCATGGACGAGGACGAGAGCGACTATATGGTCGAGTTCCCGCAGTCGGTCGCTGAGCGCCATCCCGGGTGCTTCGCGTTGCGCGTGGAGGGTGACTGCATGAACCGCCGCTACCCGGAAGGGTGCCACATCATGGTCGACCCCAACATGGAACCGCGTAACGGCAGCGCGGTCGTGGCGGAGTTCGAGGACGGGCGCAGCGTGCTTCGGAACTACCTGCGCGGCAGCTCCACCCTAATGCTCACGGCTGACAGCTTCGCCGAACACGAGGACATCATAGTCACGCTCGACGACCCGCCCGTGAGGACGGTCGGCGTCGTCGTCTGGTACCAGGCGGACAAGGAGACGGAGTAGACACGCGTTGGCGCGTGCCTTGAGGGGAGTGACAATGGAAATCCACATGACATTGGATAGTGACGTGCAGACCAGGATGGGCGTGCATGCAGATACGGTCATGCTGCATGAGAAGGGCGGCGTTGCCCGCCTTGATTTCATTTTGGGCGATATACCGATGGAGGACGGCGAGATCAGGGGCGTGCTCTCGAGCCGCGTTTTCATGGCCGTCGACGACTTGAAGATTCTCCGCGACGAGATAGATGGGTTGATTCATGCGCACGTGCCTGGCGGTTCAGAGGGCGACTGACGATGAGCGGCATCAAGGTCACATGGTCCAAGTCGGGCGCCCCTGAACAACAAGTGATCGACACGAGGAGAAGAAACGCGGGTCGTCATCTCTATATGTATTTGGACGAGTCCGGGAACCTTGATTTCAAGCCGAGCGGGACGCCGTTCTTCGTGATGACATGCGCTGTCACGGGAAGGCCGTTTGAACTATGCGACGCTCTCAGGGAGTATCGCTATGACCTATGGGAAAGCGGTCTAGATGTGGGGAAGTTCCACGCTTGCGAGGACGGGAAGGAGGTGCGACAGGGGGTCTATCGCATCCTTTCGGAGATGGCCGATGGCTACAGGGTGTATTCGGTGTATGTCGAGAAGGTGGCGGTCCCGGACGAGATGAGAACAGCGGACGCGGTCTATTCCAAGGTGTTCGAGCTTCTGCTTGACGAGATATACAAATCTGAGCACCTACCGTGGGTCGAGAGTGCCATCGTGGTGACCGACAAGCTCCCGAAGGACGCTGAAAGGAGGAAGGTGGCAAAGCCGCTAAAGAAGTACATGAAGGAGAAGTTCCAGAACCGGCATATCCCATATATACTGCTTCATCATGACTCGGCGAGTGACATGAATTTGCAGGTAGCTGATTACTTCTGCTGGGCGGCCCAGAGGGATCTGGCACAGGGGAAGACATGGCCGATGACTCTTGTTTGCGATAGGTTCGCGAGGGTGGGGCGCGTTTCTTTCAAATAAAAGGAAACGGCCCGCCATGGGCGGACCGCTCCAGACCTCTCAAGCTATCCCGGAGGAAGAACCCAGGGGTTCGTATCGAAAGAGAGGAACCTTTTGTCAAGGACATTAGCCCCAGATATCGGGCTCCGAGGCAGGCCACGTCCTGAGCTTTAAGCAAAGGGCTGATATCAATATACCAAATCCGGGGCCTGAGCCTATCGAACAGATTATGGAGATTGACAAACGGCAACAAAGGCTCTCGGGACTTACCGTGAATGGCGGTGGTACAGGTAAATTTGCTAGGCCTTCCAATATCGGGGCATGGTGCAGCCTCCCAAATCTTCGCAGGGTCGGGCAAAAACGGTGAACTCCTTCGAAATCGGGCGGAGACGGACATTCAGGCAATCGAGCGACTCATTCGGCTCGATGGCCGTAATCTCCAAACGGTCACCCCGATCTAGGGAGGACGCGACGTCACCGACTTCGAGCTTTTCACCGGTTCTCGCATCTATCAGCATTCCGATACCTCCTAGGAAGGAATTTGATGAACGCATACATCCTATTGGACGAGCCAGATTTAAGAAATCACGCCATGAGCTTCGCGATGGACTGGCTTGAGGAGAAGGGCGGCGGAACCTATTTCTCCGAGACCAAGGACAACAAAACTCTAGGCAAGTGAAAATAGGCCCCGCGCATACGGGCGGCAACCCTGCGCGAGGCCATGAGTCAAACCAACCGAATACACGGAAGGCAAGGTGATTGTACATCATGGCGGTCCGGAAGCTGAAGAGCGGCAAGTGGGCGGCCGACGTCACGGTCGGCGTCAAGTGGGACGGCTCGCGCGACAGGCGCGTGGAGACGTACCCGACCAAGGGGCAGGCCCGCAAGGCGGAGACCCGCCTGCTCATGGAGAAGGAGCGCCTGCGCGGGCGCGTCACGGCGCGCATCACGCTGGCGGAGTTCGTCGACGAGGTGTACTGGCCGCAGAAGGCGGGGCTGCGCGCGAACACGAGGCAGGGCTACGAGCGCGACCTCAGGAGGCGCATCCTGCCCGCGCTGGGCAACATGGAGCTCGAGCAGATAAACAAGCTGAACATACAGCGCATGATATCGGGGTGCCCCACGCGAAAGACGGCGACCAACGCCCGCGAGACGCTGTCCTCGGTGCTGGGGTGCGCCGTCGAGATGGGCATGATTCCCGTGAACCCCGCGTCGTTCCGCTACACCTATCCCGGCGACGGCGCGGCCGACCCCGAGCGCGGCGGCGTGTGGCTCACCACCTTCGCCGAGCATATGCGCCTGCTGGGCCTCCTGCGCGAGACGCAACCGGGCTCGTGCGTCGAGCGCATCTGCGTGATCGGGCTGTGCGAGGGGCTGCGCAAGGGCGAGGTGCTCGCCCTGCGCTGGGAGGACGTCGACCTCGCGCGGCGCGAGCTCACGGTGCGCGGGACCTACACCCAGGGCATCGGCGGCGCCCACGAGACCGACCCGAAGAACCGCAACGCCCGGCGCACCATCCCGCTGCGCGCCTACGCGGCGGAGCGCATGGCGGCGTGGGGGCCAGGCGAGGGGCCGATCGTCTCCGGGACGGGCGGCGGGCTGCTGAGCCCCGTCACGGCGGGGGAGCGCATGCGCCGCTTCACGGCGGGGAGCTACCCCGACGGGGAGCCGCTGCCGCGCGTGACCATGGCGAGCCTGCGCCACAGCTTCGCGACGGCCTGCGTCAACGAGGGCATGGAGGTCTCGAAGCTGTCGCGCATCATGGGGCACGCGGACGTCAAGACCACGATGCGTTACTACGTGCGCCAGAAGCTCGGCGACCTCAAGGCGGCGGTCGATGCCATGGACGGTGCGCGCGATAAAACCGACAAGTCTTTATAATTATGTTGCATTTTATTGGCAAGTGTTTATAATTTATAGGCGAAGGGAGGAACGATGCCCACGGAACAGGAAGTCAGGCACGTGCTCAAGCGCCTGAAAAAGGAGGGATGGGAGCTCGAGAGCGGAAAGGGGAGCCACGTGGTCGCCAGGAAAGACGGCAAGATGGTGACGGTACCCACTGCAAAGCGCGAGATACCCATCGGGACGTACAGGAACATAGCCAAGGGCGCGGGCTGGAAGTAGGCCCGCCCCGAAAGGGGCATCGAACAGATATGGGAAAGTACATCTACCAGGTGCTGCTGACGCCCGAGGAAGATGGCGGGTACAGCGTCGAGGCCCCGGACCTGCCCGGGTGCTTCACCTACGGGGACACCTACGAGGAGGCCGCGCTCATGGCGGCTGACGCGGCGCGGACCTATGTTGCGTCGCTCCTGAAGCACGGCGACGAGGTTCCCGCACCGACCGTGCGCGACGCGGGCGGCCAGACCCTCATGGTGTTCTTCGAGGCGGAGGAGAGCTACATCGTGGACGGCGAAACGGTCTCGGCCGCCAAGGCGTCCCGCATGCTCGGGGTGAGCGCCGGGCGCGTGACGCACATGCTCGACTCGGGCATCCTGGACGGGTTCCGCAGGGGCCGCAGGACGTACGTCTCCGTGAAGTCCATCGAGAAAAGGCTGGCATCCAACCCCGGCGCAGGGAGGCCCAAGGCGGCCGTCGCATAGCACGCAATCGGCCGTGTTTGGCAATCGATGGCAATTGTTTTAGACGTAACCGCAGGTAGACGGCTTGTCATGCTGGGGTTCGAATCCCCAGCTCTCCGCCAGTTGAAATGATGCGTCCCCTGAGTTATCGCAGCTCAGGGGACGTTTTCTTTTTACTGGGATGCCCTGAAACGCCCTGTATTTTTGGCAATTTTTGGCAAGAATGGCAATTATTTGGCAATCGCCAGGTGGGGGAGAACTTCAGCAACTTAGGTACAAGATAGGTCCAGAAGAAACCCCTCCCCGCCGTAGCGGAGAGGGGTTTCTGTTAGAAGCGTCCTTCATTGAGCGCGCTCTGCATCGCCTTCACGGTGATGGACGGGCAGTCGATGCGGCCATCCAGCTCGGTCGCGCCGCTCGCTGCCTGGTAGTAGCGAATCAAGCGGTTCCATGTGTTCGGTCCTACGAAACCATCGGGCGTGGCACCGATGCGCTGCTGCATGAGCTTGATGGTCTGCGAGCCGGGTTCCTCGCCGCCCGCGACCCACTCCCAGCCGGTGCCGCAGCCACGGCTGATGGACTTCCAGGCGGAGTTCTGGCGGCTGATCTCGCCGTCACGGTACGGTGCGCCCAGCACTTCCTGGATGCGCAGCGTGGTCGCGCGTCCCCAGATGCCGTCCACTTGGAGCTTGACTGGCAGCGAATCGGAGCCAGAATCGGTGCCGCCGTCGTACTCGGGGCGCACGACGAGCTGAACCACGTCGAGGCTGCGCACGCGGCGCGCCACGCGCCCGTTGTTGGTGTTGAATTCGATAGTCTGGAACGATTTGCCGAAGTTGGCCTCCACGATGCCGATGTGGTCGGAGTACGAGAGGTCATCCGTGCGCTTGTCCCAGCGGAACAGTACGAGGTCACCGGGCTTCGCCGCAGCCTTGTTGACAACGCGCTTCGCCGACAGCGCGGCGCGGCGCACGTCTCCGCAGCCAGCCGTGGGGAGACCCGGTGCCTTCTGGCCTACGGCATGGAAGCAGTAGCTCTGGCCCATCGCACAAAACGCTACACCATTGGAGCCGAACCACGGGGAGCCGACAAGCTCTGCGAACCATCGACCGTACTTTGTGCCCTGCTCGGGATCGTCCCATCGGCTGTAGCCGATCTCTGCGGCCTCGCGGGCCAAGACTTGTTTGGCTGTTGCCATCAGTAATCCACCTCCACCGGGTCGAAGTCATCATCGGGGCCGTCGCCGTCGTAGCCCTGGCCGCCGTTCCAGCTGAGCGCGCGCTTGAGTGCGTCCAGCTGCTCCTGTGTCAGCTCCTGCGTCTCCTCTGCCATGCTTATGCCTCCTTGGCGGTTGCCGCGCTGTACCCGATGAGCGCGCCGATGCACACCCCGGCAGCGTTGATGGTCGTGACGATCGCGTCGACGTTGGGCATGCCCCACACGGGGCCGACCACGCCGACGAAGGTTGCGACCGCCGGGCAGGCGATCAGGCCCGCCCATTTGAGGACCTTGTACGCGGTCTCTGGAATCTTGTATTGCTTCATGCGTCTCTCCTTAATCGGTTACCTCCCGGTGGGCGATGATGCCGTGCATCTCGTCCACCTGCCGCGCCATGTGGCGGCTGCGGTCCTTGCTCTCGGCCAAAAGCGCGTTGTTGACCTCCATCTGCTCCCTCATGCCCTCGATGACGAGGTTCGTCTGCTCCTGCAGCTTCTGCTGGTGGTCGGCCAGCTCAAGCCAGCGCCCCTCGGCCCTGCTGCGCTCCTGGTCGCGCTGGTCGAGCCGCTTGGCATCGTCGACCTTGCGCTGCTCGCGGGAGCGCTCAAGCTCCACCTGCGCCGCCTGCCGCTCGCGCTCAAGTTCGAGGCGCGAGGTCTTGTACTCCTTGAGGGCGGGCACGACCTGCGTGACCACGAGCACCGCCACGATGATGAGCGCCGCCCACTCGGGGCCAGCGTGGGCGATGGACTGCGCCAGCGCCTTCATGAGTTCGTCCATGTATCACCTCCTCCCGGTCAGCGCACCGCGCGCGCGTTGCCGGATGCGTCGTAGGCGGTCAGCACTACGGGGCGGGCGGCCCCCGTGGAGTCGTAGGCCGTGACGAGGCCCGTTCGCTTGGTTCCGGTGGGGTCGTAGACGGTGACCACGCCGCCGAGGACCTTCACCGTCACGGTCGCGCACGCCTCCGGGTAGGTCCCGTACCACTCGTGCACGCTCTTGACGGTGATGTCCAGGTCGCTGCCGACCGGCGCGTAGTCGCTCGGGACGATCGAGAAGGTCTCGCTGCGGTTGTTCGTGTGGTCGGTCGCGCCCTTCGCGGCGAGCCTCCCGCCGCACCAGACCTCGAAGTGGTCCATCCACGCCATGCTGGCACCAAGCGAGTCCGTGACCGTCAGCGACACGGGCTCTCCAAACAAAACTGCGTCCTTGTCCGCCACGGCGCTCACTGAATGGACCGGGGAGGTCATGCGCGGGATCGTCACGGAGGCGTCGAGCCTGCCGTAATACTTCACCGGGTTGGAGTCGCTGTACCGGCACCACACGGCGAGCGTCGTGTCCTCCCCCCAGGCGCGCGGCACGGTCACGGTGCGCCTGAGGCCCCCGCTCGGGACTTTGGTCGTCGTCGACCATCTGGGATGCGTCTTGCTCTCGCCGTTGATGCCGGATGCCCCTAGCACGGTGCCGTTCCCGACCCACAGGTCGAATCCCCACATGTCCACGATGTCCGACCACGAGTAGCCGGTGAGGCTCACCGTGGCCTGCATGTCGTTGACGTTCGTCACGGTGGCATCCAGGCTGCACACGGTTCTTCCCGTGCGCTGGCACACCCCGCCTTCCCAATGAGCCATGGCGCACCCCCTAGAGCATCTTGATGTAGACCGAGCCGGGAGCGCCCGTCTCCGGCGCGTCGGCCTCGCCGACGGTCACGCCGAGCGCGGCGAGCGCTTCCGCCGCCGTGGCCGCCCCGGTGCCGCCGTTGGCGACTGGCAGCGCGCCGGTCGTGTCTCCGAGACCGAGCGCATTGCGCGCGCCCGCAGCCGTCGCGGCACCCGTGCCGCCGTTGGAGATTGACAGCACCCCGCTCGTAATGTCGGACGCGTCGTGCTTGTGGCCGATGACTGCGAAAGACGCCTTGAGACCCGCCCCGAGCTTCTTCAAGAGGTACGTGAGGCCCGTGAGCGAGAGGACGGAATCGCCCTGCTCGCTCGCGCCGCCCACGATGCTATCGATCTGGTCCGTGGTGATGTTGGAGAACTCGGCGGTCGTGATGCCCATTTTCTCCCATGCAGAACCGACCCACATCCACTCGACGTACTTGTTATCGTCTGCGGACTTCATCGGCACGAAGTACGTTCGGTTCGGTTCGCCCGTGATGGTCGGCCTATGGGTGGCCGCGTCGTACTGGCCCGCGTTCAGGACTACCGGGCTAAGCTTCTTGATCGCCTCGTTGTTGAGGGCCTGGTCGGCGTTGTTCTTCGCCTGGTCGGTCGCGCGCTGCGCCTCGGCCGCGATGCGCTCGTTCTCGGCGCTCGCGCGGGCCGATTCCGCAGCCGCCCTCGATTCCTCCGCAGCCACGCGCTCTGATTCAGCGGCCTTGCGTTCCGCCTCGGCTTGGCCGTCGGCGCCCGCGATGCCGTAGACCACGCCGTCCACCACGACTGCGTAGACCTGGCCCGCGACGTCCTTCAAGAATTTAGCTGGTGTATTAGCCATGCATGACCTCCTATGCCAGTATCCCGTCGACGACAGATTCCGCGCCGACCGTGACCACGCGCGCGCGGTCACCGACCGACGCCCCCGCGCAGTGCGCCATCATGGGCAGGCCGTCGAGCCTCGCCCCTCCCACGCGCACGTCCATCGTCCTCTCGCCGACGGCCAGCACGTCCCCGTACCGGACCGTCGGGACGGGCACGGCGGGCCGCGCGGAGCCGTCGTAGATCATGTCGCCGACGGCCAGCAGCGTCGTGTTCACATCCATCTATCTCGCCGCCCTCTCGAATCTCCTGAGCTCGGCGCGGACCATGCAGCCCGCCCCGAGGGTCAGCTCCTGCGTGCGCACGGCGAACCTGCCGCCTATGCCGCGGTATGCGAACGTGACCGCGTCGTAGCACGCCACGTGGGGCGCGTAGACGTGCGAGACGGTCACGCGCCTGGTCACGGACGCCTGCTCAGCCAGCAGCCTCGCGGCCTCGGCGTCGGCCTCGGCCTGCGTAACCTCGTCGTCGTACTTGTACTCCTTGACGCGCCTGCGCCCTATTGCTGCGGTGGAGTACGGGCTGCCCGGGTCGTCGTCGACGGCAACGCCGATGACGGTCGCCTCTGGCGTCTCGTAGACCGCGCGCACGACGTTCGCCACGCCGCTGGCGTCGCGCTCGTCCACGCACTCGTCCAGGAACCTCGCGTCTGCGCCCTCGCGCCACTCGGCGGCGAGGGGGCGGGCATCAGGCTCCGCGTACCTGCGCATGAGCACGGTGCCCATCGGGTCGGTGACGGCCGATGCGAAGCCGGCGATGCCGAGCAGGGCGTTGACGGCGCGGAGCTTGCTGCCGCCCTCGCCGTCGCTCGTCTCGGACAGGCCGAACGTCCACGCGGTGGAGAGCCTGTAGGCGCTCGCGTCTGCCGACACGGCCAGCCCGCACGCTCGGCATATCGCCGCAGCCTCCGCAACGGGGTTGGAGCCAGCAGGAAGTGAGAACGGCGCGTCGAACGCGTCCTCGGCCAGCTCGGAAAGCCTGCCCTGCATCGACACGCTGGCGCGGTCCACCTCGCCCGAAACGTCGCGCTTCGGCACGCTCGGGACGAACGTCCCCAGCGCCACGCGCTCCACCTCGCCGCCGAAGTCGGCGTCCAAATACACGCGAACGAGGTCGGCACCCACGTCGAGGCCGCCCTCGCACGTCGCCGAGGCGCTCTCGTATACGTCGGTGTCGAGGTTGCGGGAGATGGAGCCGCCGTCCTCGAATCCCTCCAGCTCGGAGACCTCGGCGCCAGTGGCGCGGCTCACGCGCATGAATCGGTACGAGGCGTCGAACTCGCGGAGCCAATCAGCCATTCGCGGCCTCCATCCACCTGACCTCCTCGGCGTCGATGGACACCGAGTGGAGGTCCCTCACGGTCATCGACGTGCCGACAGACACCCTAGCGCGGAGCCTGCGGCCCATCGGGTCGCGCACCCACGCCACGGCGTGCTCGCGGAACATCGCCTCGACCTCAGTGACCTCGGCCGCGCTGAGCAGCTTGAAGCCGAGCGACATCTTTGAGCTGACGCCGCCGTCGCCGTAGAACATCGGCAGCCCGCCGCCCGCGAAGCGTAGCAGCTCGCCCGTGCGGGACACGTCCACGCTGGACGACGGGGACAGCTCGAACAGCCGCCCGCCCTGCGCCGCCGGGCCGAAGTTGACGGCCCAGCAGCGGCTCTCGACCCTCATGGGGACGGTGAGCGTGGAGACGGCGCCCGACTGGGCGCGGGCAACGACGAGGTAGCTGTAGTCGGTGTTGATGGGCGGCAGCGGGTCGATGCACGACTCGCCGTCGGCCATGCCGTCGGCGACCACCCACTGGGAGCCGTCGGGCATGACGCGCACCACGTCCACGCTCTCGGTGGCTGCGGTGTCGCCTATCTCGGCCGCGCCGTCTACCACCTCCGCGCCCGCGCTGATGGGGATCGCGTCATCCTCCACCTCGTACTCGGGCGAGACGAGGCCCGTGCCGACCACGCTCCACCCGTCGCCGCCGAAGCGCACGGTGACGGACACCGACAGCAGATCGCCCACGACCGTCTCGGCGGCCGGGACGGCAGGGGCTGCGTACTCCACGGAGCAGGTGCGCTCTGCGGTCGTGCGGAGCGTCGAGGTGCCCACGACCTCGAGCGCGACGGTCATGACCTCCCCGCTCGCCGGGAAGAGGCTGTCGCGCCCGATGGAGAGCGACCTGGCGCCTGCGGGCAGCTGGGCGCTGTACGACGCCGCGCCCGCCGTGACGCGCACCGTGGTGGAGGCGTCGGGGGTCTCGGGCGAGACCTGCCACTCGATGGAGAACGGCAGCTCGGACATCACGTCGTCGTCCGACGCGGGGCGCGTGATGACGACCTGCGGAGGGACGGCGGTGGCGCAGAGCGCCGGTGCGGACCACGCGCCCCAGTCCTCGTGCGCGCCCTTGGTGCGGACGCGCACGGACCACGAGTGCGGAGTCCCGTCATCCGGGATGACGGCAGACGCCGCCGCGCCCTCCACGCCCAGCACGGCCTCGGTGCCGCCGTCGACCGTGTAGCCGACCTGCGCGGCCTCCTGCGCGGAGCCGTCGGGGTGGTTGGGCGTCCACGACACTCCCACTCCGCCGCCGACGGGCATGACCGCCGCCGCGAGCGTGACCTTGGGCGCAAGCGGGGGCGTGATGGCCGCTATCTGGTCGGATGCCGCCCATGCGCTCGCGAGCGCGCCGCGCATCGACTGCACGCGGTAGGAGACCATGCCGGCCGCGCCCGCGTCATCGTAGGGGAATGACGCGACCTCGGAGACCTTCGCCCACTCCGCGCCGTCCACGCTCCGCTCGATGGCATACGAGGTGGCGGTGTTGACGTTGGTCACGTCGGCGTCCACGCGCACGGTGCCGGCAGAGACGAGCGAGGCCGCGACCGACCTCGGCGCTGCGGGTGTGTTGTACACCGTGCCCGCCGTCACGTAATCGCTGTACTTGGTGTTCGCCGCGCGGAGCCTGTAGGCGTACGAATGGTTCGCGCTCACGCCGTTGTCGATGTAGTTGGTGACGTCCCAATTCAGGGCGGCGATCTGCGAGTATCCGCCGCCATCCGTGGAGCGCTCGACGTAGACCTTGCGCCAGTGACGGCCGGAGGCGTTGTCGTAGTTGCTCCCCCACGTGACCTTCGCCTGGGTGTCCGAGACGCGGGCAACTGCGGGGTTCTTGGGCGGATAGGGCTGGTTGTACTCGCTCGCGGGAGTCCACGCCGTGGCGTAGACGGGGTTGCCCGTGTTGGTGCCGTTGCTCGACCAGCTGAGGTCTGCCGACACGTGGCAGCTGAAGCTCCTGGCGTCGTAGGACGTGCCGACGGAGTAGTAGTCGCTGAAATCGTAGCTGCCGCCCCTGGTGCCGATGCTGGCGGTGTGGCCGCGCGAGCCGTAGCCGCTCACGCCAGTCTCGACGTGGAAGCCGTTGGCGTTGTAGGAATTCCGTCCGAGCTTCACGCGGCCGTTGACGCGGAAGCCCGTCGCGGAGACCTCTGTGATCCAGATGGAAAGGTCGTGATCGTAGGAGGACACTACCTCATCCCCTTCCTGGCCTTGACGCGCTCTGCGACCGCCATGAGCGCTGACGCGAGGCGCTCGTCGTCCGCGACCTGCGCGCCGTCGATGTAGAAGGTGTAGGACGGGCCTGCCGCGACTGCGCGCGGGCTGGCCGTGATGCCGGGCGCCGCCATGGACGTGACGCCCGACAGGCGGGACATTCCCGCCTCGAAGTCGCCGACGGCGCCCGGTACGGCCCGCGCGAAGCCCTCGCCGAGCGCCTCGGCGATGGAGATGCCCGAGTAGAGCACCCAGCCGTGGCCCGAGAACGGCCCCTCCTTGGCGGGGGAGAACGGGAACAGGTCGCGGATGCCCTTGAGCGCACCCGAGATCGTGGACGTGACGGAGTCGATGGCCCCCATGATGCCGTCCTTGAGGCCGTTCAGGATGGACTTGCCGGACTCGACCAGCCAGGAACCGGCCCCCGCGAAGAAGCCGAGAATCTTGTCCTTGATGCCCGTCACCGTGTTGTAGACAGCGCTCACGCCATCCGAGGCCGCGCTCTTGATGCCGTTCCAGATGTCGCTGAAGAACGACTTGACGGAGCTCCACGCGCTGTCCCATGCCGATTTAATCGAGCCCGTGACGCTCGAGATGGTCGAGGAGACGGCGTTGATGGCGCCGGAGACCAGCGACTTGATTCCGTTCCAGATGTCGGAGGCGAGCTGCTTGATGCCGTTCCAGACCCCGCTCCAGTCGCCGCTGATCGCGGCCATGACGATGTTGATGACGTCCTGGATGACGGTCATGGCGGTGCTGATGGCGGTACTTATCAGCGGCCAGACGGCGTCGATGACCGCCTTGATCGCCGGCCAGACGGCGTTCCACACGGCCTGGATGACCCCGAGCGCCAAGGTTATCGCCAGCTGGATGGCGTTCATCACCGTGGTCACCACCTGCTGGATCAGAGGCATGTTCGCGTTGATAAAGGACAGGATCTGCGTGATGATGGGCATGACGAATGACGCGATCTGGGTGCACACGCCGAGGACGGCGGTCATGATGGCGGCGATGATGGGCGCCACGCCGCCCAGAACCCCGGCCAGCTGCTGGATTATGGGGAGCAGCATCGGCCCCACCGTGGAGGCGAAGTTGCCCAGCGCCTGTGCCACGGGCGCGAAGGCCGGGGCGAGCGTCCCGGTCACGAAGTCTACGATTGACTGGAAGGCGCCGAGAATCTGCGAGGCGTCAACGCTGGGTAGCTTGATGCCAACGGATGAGAGCGCCTGAGCGGCGATGTTCCAAGCCGCCGCAAGGGCCTCGGACACGATGGGCGCGAGGATGCTTGCAAGCCCGGAGAGGGCCGCTGGGAAGGCCGCGATGATGTTCGCGCCGATTGTCGCCACGCGCGGGGCCACGTTGGTCGCCACGGCTCCGATTGACTCCAGGAGCTGCGTGGTTACCTTCGAGAAGTCCACGTCGTCGCGGCCCAGGGCGGTGAGGAAGTTCCCCCACGCGGCCTTTGCCATGCCGACGGAGCCGGAGATGGTGGAGGCCGCCTCCTTGGCAGTCGTCCCGGCGATGCCCTGCGCCTGCTGCACGCGGGCGATGGCCTCAACCACGTCGGCGTAGGAGTCGATGGTGAGGTCGGAGCCATCGCGCATCACGCCGGGGAGCTTGTTGGCGTCCGCGATGAGGCGCTGCATCTCGCTCTGAGTGCCGCCGTACCCGAGCTTCAAGTTGTCGAGCATCGTGTAATTTTGCTTCGCAAAACCCTGGAAGGCGTTCTGCACGTCCCCCATGTTGGAGCCGAACACGTTCACGTTGTCGCTCATGGTCGTCATGGCGAGGTTGGCGTAGTCGGCCGCCTTGGACGTGTCGCCCGCGCAGGAGGCGATGAGCGACGCGGAGAAGCTCGTGGCCTGCTCCATGTACTGGTTCGCGGAGAGCCCTGAGGTCCTGTAGGCCTCGGCTGCGTACTGCTGGAGCTTACCGGACGCGCTGCCGAAGAGCTTGTCGACGCCGCCAACAAGTTGCTCGTAGTCGGCATAGTTGCCCAGCACCGCGCCCGTTACAGCTGTTACCGCCGCGACCACCGCCGCAGCGCCGACACCCGCCGCCTTGGCTGCGGTTGCCAGCGCGTCGGTCACGTGGCCTGCTGCATTGGAGATTCCCTCTTTCAGCCTCGAAGCCGCCTCGGTACCGGCCTGCCCCAAGGCCGATGCCATGGGCGCGAGGGCGGCCTTGGCGGTCGATGCGATGGGCGACAGGATGGTGCCGACGGTGGAAGCCATGGACTTCAGCGGTGCGGGGATCATCGACGCCGCCGTCGTCATGACGGTGCTGCCGATGCTTCCCACATTGGAGAGGCCCGCCTTCACCGCAGACCCCACCCCGGAGAGCTTGGAGGAGATGCCCTCCTTGATTCCGGCGAAGGCGCTCTTGATGCCGTTCGATGCGCTGGTGGCGTAGCCCGTCAGGGTCTGCCACGCTCCGCTCTGCGTTATCGCGGCCTTGAGCCTCGCCCCCGACTCCTCGAAGGCGAGGCCCATGTAGCCCGCTTGGTCTTTGGCCGTTGCCGCGAGGTTGGAGAGGGAACTCTTCGACTTGGAGGTACCCTTCTCGGTGCCGTTGGACAGGCCGTCGCCGAAGGTCTTGCCGGCGGAGCTGCCCGCGCTGCCGAAGTCCTTGCATATCGCCTTCGCGAAGCCGTCCATGGACGGCATGATCGCCACGTATGCGGTTCCGACGTTAGCCATCTACCATGCCCTCCAATCCCAAGAGCCTCGTGATCTCTTCCTTGTCGCGCAGGGCGTTGTCCCTGTGCGCCCTCGCCTCCGCCAGCTCCCCGGGCATCTTCACCGGCTCGGGCGGCTTGGGAGGCCTCTTCTTGGTGTCTGCCATGCCCCAGACGAGCCCCGCCAGCTCGTTCTCGATCAATCGGAGCAGGTACGCCTCCACGCCCCACTCAAGCTCTGGACACTGCCTGCGGGCAGTCCTCGAATCGGCGGGGAGGTGCTTCCAGAGCAGTGCCATGCGCCTACAGTCCTGCGGCCCGCCCTCCAACGGGAGGGCGATGCCGTAGAACTGCTGGAAATCCGCTATTACTTCGCCTCTGTGGGCTTCGAGGTCTGAGGCGAAGCCGACGAGTTTTTTGCGTCCTCGCCAACCGCGTCGAGCGCGGCGGCCAGAAGGTCGTTCAGGCGGTCGACGCTGCCGCCGAGGCGCTCGATGTACTCCTCGTCCCGGCCCATGAACACGCGCTCCATCACGTCGAACGAGAGGGAGAAGTCCTCATCGGCGCGTGCCAGCTGCTTGGCGGTCTTGTAGCTCTTCAGCTCGTCCGCGTCGCAGACGAACTCGCCATCCACGCCGTCAACGGTGAAAGTGATTTCCTTCATGTCCCCTCCTAGGCGGCGTTGGTCTCGGTGGACTGGATGTAGTCGTAGCAGGTGTTGCCGTCCCCGTCGGTCAGGTACTTGGCCGTGAGGGCGCGGGCTGCAAGCTCTCCGACCGCGAGCGTCAAATCGTCCAGCTCCGAGCACTGGAACAGCGGCACGACCTTGCGCCACTTGCGGTTGTTCTTCAGGAGCAGGTCGAGGACGACGACCCACGTGCCGTTCGAGTTGCCGTTGTGCTTTACCGTGATGACGCCCGCCTTGTCGGTCACGTTCTCGTCGCCGTACATGAGCTTGAGCGTCATGGCCTTGATCTCGGCGAGGGTCAGCTGAGCCGACTCCACGCGGGAGGTCTGCGGGCTGTCCATCAGGTCGCCGTTCATATCGACGAGGTCCTCGGAATCGCTGTCGACCGTCTCGACGTAGCCGTCCTCAGAGATGAACCCGAGGCACTTGTAGACGGTGGGCAGCGCCGTGCTGTAGTCGGTGGGGAGCGCGGTCCCCGTGGGGGCGACGAAGATGTAGCCCCCGCGCACGCCCTTGGTGCTGGAGACGTTGTCCGTGCTGTTCGACGTGTACTCTTTGTTGGTTCCTGCCATTTCCTTCTCCTTACTCGCAGATCGTCAGCTCTGCGTTCGTCTGGTATCTCTCCTGCCTCGAATCCGGGTCTGGCCATCGGTAGGTGCCGTCCGGGACGGCCCTGAAGACGTTCGGCTCCTCGGTCAGCCCGTAGATGGCGACCTCCACCAGCCCCGCGATCTCCGCCGCCCGCCTGCGGGTCTTGGCCCACGACTGGACGGCGAGCGAGCAGGTCTTCGGGTAAAGGCCGGTGCCGGTGCCCGTAAGCTCCACGGAGATGAACTCCTCCGGGCGCTTCTCGGGCACTTCGAGCACGGCCCTGATTCCGGTGGCATCCATAAGGCGCTTGGCCACCACGCGCTCAACGTCAATCATTGCTTCCTCGAATCGAGCGCCGACTTGAGGCGGTTGTGGATAAGCTCGCTGCTGTAGGCGTGCGGGGTGCCCGTGGCCACGCCGCAGTAGTTCGCACGCTTGCCGCGAGACTTGAAGACACGGTAGCCGGTGCCAAGCTCGCCGGTGCCCTTGGTGAAGGTCGCGTTGCATTCGGCGGCGATGGCCCTAGCCGGTGCCTCGCACAGCGCCTGGACCGCGCCGCTGTCCATGATCTCGACGTATGCGGCCTTGTTGGACTTGTAGTCCTTCAGCCTCACGCTGCACTTAGCCATCGGTGCGGGTCACCTCCACGGTTAGGTTCCAGGGGCCGGGTATGTTGGCCTCGGTGTGGCGCTGCGGGTCGCCGACCACGCGGAAGCGCTCCCCGCGCACCTCCACCGCGCAGCCCTTCAGCTCGCCGGCGTAGGTCTTCGGAAAGCACAGCGTGTAGGCGACCGTCACGCCTTCCGGGCGCGATGCGTCCAGGTCTGCGGTCGCGCCGGGGGCGACGACCACGTTCTCGACCTCTTCGCGGGCGTCCTCCCCGTAGGTCGGCTCGCCCAGCTCGTCCAGAACCCGCCCCGTGCGTATCACGGTCACGGCTTCGCCCTGAATCAGGTTCATTCCGTCACCTCGCCGCGCTCGATTGGGGTGAGGACGCGCATGCGCTGCACATCGAGGCCGAGGCGCTTCAGGTCCGACTTACCGAGGTACATCTCGCCGAGGGCCGAGCCGTAGGAGACGGAGGCGGTGTAGCCTCCGGCCCCCTGGCTGTACTGGGTCGCCCCGAGCATCGCGGCTGGCGCGGCAAGCACGCGGTTCACCACCATGCAGCACACGGCGCAAGCGCTGCGGTCGAACGCCGCGTGCGCGCCCTCGGCATAGTCCTCGCCCCAGAAGCCCTCATAGGCAGAGAGCAGCAGGGCGGAGGCATCATCGAGCAGCGCCGTGGCGCGCCCCGAGTCCGCAGGCTCGCCGTAGCGGGCCGTGTAGTCCTCGATGGTGGCGAACGCGGTCATTACTCCGCCCCCTCCTTGGCAAGCCCAGCGGCCACCAGCGCGTCAACGAGCGCGTTGTAGGCGGCCTGGAGCTGCGCCGTGGTCGGCTTGCCCTCCACCTTCGGCAGGGCGCCGAGCAGGGTGCCGTCCCCGCCGCCCACAGAGACGGTGGAGACGGCCTGCCCGGCAGGCGCCTTGCCCTTGGTGATGGTCACGCACTTCATGGCCGCCCCCTACGCCGCGACCGCAGCGGGCGTGATGATGCCAGCCGGGTAGCGCTTGGTCTTGTTGGACTGGAGCGCGGTGACGGGGTTGGCGATCTGGAAGCCGGCGCGGAACACGCAGCGGAGCGCCACGCAATCCTGCTGCGCGAGGTTCAGTACCACCTTGCCGGTATCGTCGGTGATTACTGCCTGGTCGAGCAGCTTGAAGGTGATGTCCTTGCGGATGCCCACCACGAAGTTCGACCAATCGGCGAGGAGCATCACCGCCACGGACTCGTCCCAAGCGCCGTTGCTCACCTCGTTCAGCGGGTAGCCGTAGAGGTTGCCGGAGCCGGGGGTCTGCAGGTCGGGCGAGTAGACGGGGCGACCGTTTGAGTCGCGGAGCGCGGTGAGCTGCCAGTTGAGGCCGGGCTGGGCCGCGAAGCCGTTGACATTGAAGCCCTGCTTGGCCATCTTCTCCGCGAGGCTCGCCACGTCAACGCCGAGGTCTGCGCCGGTGCCCTGAGCAACGTAGTTGCCCTGCGCCTTGGCGGTGACGGCGATGCCGTCGGGGAAGGAGCTGGGCTTGTCGGTGCCGAAGAGGCACGACTGGTCGAACTTCAGGCCGACAGCTGCGGCGAGGCGCGGGCGAATCTCGCCCCAGAGGTCGATGCTTGTGTCCTCGATGATCGCCTCGGGGATGGGCACGATGGCCGCGATCTCCTCGGCGGTGATGGACAGGCCGGCCCACTTCTGCTTGGTGGTCTGCTTCAGGCCGGTGTCGCCGCCGACCCAGTAGGCGATGGGCAGGGAGTCGAGCACGGGCTGGGTGCGCGTGCGGGTGCTCATCTGAATCTGGCGGGCGCGGGTGAGCATGACGCTGGACTTGGCCGCGTCCTGGATCACCTCGGCTGCGTACTCGGTGGGCAGGAGGCCACCGGTGCTGAGGTCATCAGCGGTAATCATCTGGTTGGTTACGGATGCCATTTCTTCTCCTATCTACGGTGCTTCATGAACTCTTCGCGGATGAAGTCGCGCTTCGGCGCGCTTCCCGGCGCGAACGTCCCCGGTTTGTCCACAGTTGCTGCGGGCTTGGTCTTGAAGGCTTTGAGCAGCTTGTCCGCCCATGCCTCCATCTCTTCCTCGGTTTCGCCGACCAAGAGGTCGGCATCGACGCCCTTCTTATGCGCGACCTTGGCCTTGAGCTTGGCCAGCTCCTCGGCCCTCTCCTTCTCGCTCAGCTTGGATTCGAGGTCGGCGATGCGCTCCTCGGCGGTCTTCTCCGCCTTGGCGCTCGCGGCCTTGTTGGCCTTCGAACGGCCCTCCCACTTGCGCGATTCGGCGATGGCCTTCTCCTTGGCCTCCTTCTCCGCCTCGTAGAGCGCCTTGTAGTCGGGTTCTGCGGTGCCCTGCGGCTCTCCGCCCTCTACCTGCTGCGCCCCGCCCTCGGCGGTCTGCCCGTCTGCCATGTCGCTGCTCCTTCCCGCGCCGTGCGGCGCGCCCCAAGGCCGTGCGGCCATTCCGGGGTCTGTGTGTATGTGTGCCGTGCGGCACGTCGTGAAGGAGTGTCCTATGCGCGTGAGATTTCGGGTTTTCGGCATGAAAAAAGCCGCCCTTTCGGGCGGCTCGGAAACCGTTCTATGGAATGCCTCTAGCGGGCCGCTTCGAGCACTGCGTATGCGTCCTCGTACTTGCCCCGCCTCAGCTTGTCGGCGAAGGTGATGCGCCCGTGGATGCGGCTCAAGTCCATGTTGTCGCGCAAGTCGGCCATCTTCACCGCGCGGGCGTCCGGGTCTTCGGCGACCTCGCGGATGTACGCCATGTACTCGTCGTACCTGAGGCCCCTGCCGTGGGTCAGCGCCTTGACGACTCTCACGACATCGGAACCCACCCCGGCAGCGAGCAGGTCCGCCTCCGTCGCGTCGGTGTCCTCCAAAACGTCGTGCAGGAGCGCCGCGCACCTCCGAAGCTCGGTGTCGCAGCGCAGGGCAACCCTCATGGGGTGCTCAATGTAGGGCGCTCCGCCCTTGTCCACCTGTCCCGCGTGCGCCTCACTTGCCAACGACAGGCACAGTTCGATTCTCGATTGCATCCATGGCCTCCGATTCGGGCACCTCGTCCCACCAGCCGTTGCCGAGCTTGACTTTCCCCACCAGCTCAACGTCGTAGACCCAATCCTCGGCAATCCAGTCCCACCGGTACATCAGGTGCCGCTCGTCCTCGCGGGCGACTGCCAACCTGCTCTCTTCAAGGTAATACCTCATAGCCTGACCTTCTCGATGCCGGGAGGGATGGCGATGCCGCTTGCGTTGCTGGCCATCGTATCGGCCAGCTCGTCAAATCGCGCCTTACCATCCTCCGTGGACGTGTCGAGGACGCGCTGCTCCTCGTAGAGCCGGTGGTTCATTTCCTTTACCTCAAGACTCTCGGCTGTATGGAACTGAAGCTCGAACTCGTAACCGTCCGGGGTCTTTACCTTGGTGTTGACGCCCCGGTAGGGCGCGGCCGCGTCGCCGAGGCTGTTCTTCACCTTGACCCAATCATACCCCAAGTCCTCCAGATGCTCCCGGATCTCAAAGAAATCCGATGCCAGCGTGTCTGTGTCGCACTGGTAGGTGTAGCGCAACACGTCCGTGATGGCGTCCGCTGCCTCGGAAAGCCTCAAGCCCTTGTCCGCCGAATCGCTCAGAATCTTGCGTGCAAGGGAGCCCTCACCCTTGAGCCGGAAGTTCAGCCCTTCGAGGTGCCGCGTGTCGGATTCGAGCGATTGCAGGGCCTTGGTTACGTCCGTCTCCTGCCTGACCGCCTTGGCGATGGAACGCGCCGCAATCTCCGTGGCGCTCTGCTGCCGCGCAGCCTCCTTCGCCGCCTCTATCGCCTTGGCCGTGGGCGCTGCCCCCGAAAGCGCCTGCTTCGCCGCCTTACGCGCCTCCTCGGTCAAGCCCATGCCGTCGAGGTCTTGGTACGCGCCCCACCTCGCAAGCCACTCGTCGGGGTCGTACCCCTCGACCTCCATGCCGTCGAAACCGGGAATGACCTTGCAGCGGCAGTTCTCGTGGTAGTGGTTCCCCTCGCCCGCCATCTTTGCTGATTTGTAATAGAACCCATTGGAGGCGAGCATCGCGCAGAAAGTGCAGGTCTCGCCGCCCATGGGCACGCGGGCGTATCGCAGCCCGTCGCGCTTCGCGTTGATTCTCATGGTCTGGTTGGCACGGCGCTGGACCTGGTCCTTCGCCTTCTTGCCGCACGCCTCGGCGAAGCCCTCCGAGTCCCCGGCGAGCCACTTGCGCAGCTGGTAGCGCACCTCCCGCTCGACGTATCCGGACACGTCGGACGTGTCGATGAGGGCGCTTTTGACCCTTCTCCCAGCCGCCTCGGCCATGCCCTCGTAGAGTTCTGCGGCGATGCCCGATGCGCCGTCCCCGTAGGCCGACACCGCCGCGTCCACGGCCCCTATGGCGAACTCGCGCACCTGCTCCGCCGTGGCCTTGGGGAACTCGGCGAGGAAGGCCGACACGCGCCCGGATGCGTAGTCGTAGGCCGCGCCCTCCAAGGTCGCGAGGCGGCTGTCGTAGCTGCTAAGAAGCTTGCGCGTCAGCGTCGCCATCAGAGGCCCCCATCATCTGCTCCACCATCTGCCGCGCCTCGGATCGCCGCGCGTCGCTGTTGATGCGCTGCATCTGCTCGTCGGTGTAGCCCAGCATCTCCAAGGCAACGTCCGAGGCGGCAATCTTCGGGAAAGCCTGCGCCTGCTTGAGCATCGCGTCGCTCTGGGACACGACCGAGGGGTAGGCGGGGGACATGAAGCGCGCGTTCACGTTGTTCCCGGCGTCGCGCTCCGTGGCGAAGTCGGTGCCGTGGAGGACGGCCAAGGCCATGTATGCGACGTTTCGCAGGGCGTGCCCGTTCTCCGCGTTGAGGTTCTTCGCGTCAATCACAAGCGGCTCCAGGCTCGCGGCGATGGCATCGCTAGAGGAGGGGTTGTCGTTCGAGACGCCGAAGAACGACACCGGCACGTCAGTAACGCTGCTCATCTGGCACGCGAGCGCCCTGAAGTACTCCGTGAGCGGTGCCATCTGCAGCTGCGAGGACTGCCAGACGGTCGGCACATCGCCGTCGGCGTCCTTCGTCACCTCGTTGATGGCGCCCATGGAGGCGCTGTACTTGTTCTGGTCGTTGGTGACGCGCTTGTCGGTACCGAGCAGCCACATCTGCGGGAGCGTGGCGGATTCCGATGCGACTTCCATGCGCGCCCGCTGCCTGATCGCATCGTCGGTGATGCTCATCACGGCGCGGGTGATGCGGGATGTGCCGAAGGGGCGCTCCAAGGTCGCGCCGTGGGCCATGGGCTCCATGAGGGCGCGGCCCATGGAGTGCTGACGGTACTCGGCAGTCCAGCCGGAGCCGCCGTTGCGAAGCACGATGATGCTGTCCTCAGTGAAGACGTTGACCACGGTGGGGATTCGGTCGTAGCCGTCGCTGGAAAGTTTTGATTCCGCCACAACAAGACCGGCCTTGATGGCCTTCTGCGCATCGTCCCAGATGGCGCTTGCGGAGGTGGCGGGATATGCGCTGATAACCGGGCCGTCCCCGCCGTCGGTGACGGTCCAGAAGCCGCAGCAGTGCTTCAGCTCGCATATGAGGTTCTTGCGGTAGAGCAGGTCGAGGCTGTTAGCCGTGTAGATGCCCCGAAGCTCCTCCGTGACCGCCTCGTCATCGCTCGTGAAGCCGTTGAGCACGCTGCGGTCGGCCAGCGCGTGGACCGCCTTGCGCGGCCAGTCGATGCGCGGGTCGATTTTCTGCGCGAGGCTTTGGGGCATGGCGATCCCCAGGTCCCGCACCCGGACGTGGCCGAGGTAGTACTTCTCCCTAAGCAAATTACGCCCGGTCTTCTGCCGCCACACCTGCATGAGCTTCACCGCCGTGTCGCGGTCCTCGTCGGCGAGGCCGTCCGCTCGTGAAATGCCCTCGACGATTTCCATCTCGATTTTCTCCATCTAAAAGTTCGCCTCCTGTTGCCGTCTTGGTTCTCGCTTGGTCGTGCGGCCCGCGTACAGCGCACCCGCCGCAGATTCAACCGGTATTGACATGCAGCCGTCACCATCGCCGAAGCCCCAACCGCCGTTGCCGCCGATATCACGCTTCACGCTTCCAGTGGCGCTCGCGTCAAGTGCCGGTGACTCGATATGCGTCAACGTCCCCGCTTCAAGTTCGTCCTTGAACATCGCGGATGCGGCCTGCATGGTGGCCGGGGTGCCCGCCATGATCGCCTTGGCGGGGAAGTGCCCATCTTTGAGCCTCTGCACGAGCGTCTCCGTCTTGCCCTTGCCGTCGATGAACACGGCGGCGATCTCGTCGGCGTTGCGAATCAGCATGTCCGCTATCGGCCCGGTACTGGCGTCGGTGATGTCGTACAGCTCCACGTATGAGCCGCCGTTGCGCTCCGTCAGTGCCCACGAGATGGCGGCCTTCTCCCCATCTGGGTCGAACTTCACGCCGAAGCTGAGCTTTCCGCCCTCCATGGGTTCCTCGCGCAGCGCCTTCGCCCAATCGTCCGGGTTCAATGCCAGCTTCGCGCCTGCGGTGGGTGCCCAGTAGCCCAGGCGCTCCCTTGCGAAGACCTCGGGCTGCATCTGGTTGCACTCGGATTCCACGGCCTTCACGCTGAGGACGGTGCCAAGGCTGGGGTTGTACTCGTACCAGCGGGCGCGGTCGTGCTTGTCACCCACTTCGGTAGCGCCCCACTCGACCCACGCCATGAGCGAATCGCCCTTGCGAATGTCGGTGCGGAGGCTCCTGAACACGGTGCCGGTGCATTTCGTGTCAGGCGGGGTGCCAAGGTAGATGGTCTGCGGGTTGTGCTTCGGCCCCGCGCTGATCGACGGCAGCAGGGCGGCCTGCTGCGAGTCGGTGAGCTCCTGCGCCTCGTCGAGGATGAGCACGTCGAACGACTTTCCGCGCCCGCCGGAGTCGGTGCGGGTGGTGAAGCGGATGAGTCCGCCGTTCTTCAGCACGATCGCCTGCTTGCCGTTGGTCTTGCGGACGTGCTTCAGCAGGTCGTGCAGTTCGTCGTTCTCCTCGTCCTCGAAGATGGCGGAGAGCTCCTGGAACATCTCGTCCGAGGTGTCCCCGTGGTGGCACGTGTATAGGATTTTCTCGCCGTTCAGCGCGCCGTAGAGGCAGCGGGCGCGCACGATGAAGCTCTTGCCGTTCTGGCGGGGGATGGAGATTCCCACCTCGGGCGCCGCGAACTTGTCGTGGCTGTCGCGGGCGAGCATCACATCCAGCAGGTGCGGTTGCCAGGGCATAGGCTCGCCGAAGTAAAGGGCGGCAAGCTCAGCGGCCATCGCGCCGTCACCGGTCAAGTCCTCCGGGATGTTCGCCTCGTATGTTGGCGTCTGGTTCGGCTCCACTAGGCATCAGCCGCCTTGCGCTCCTTCTCGGCGCGGTCGCTGAACATCAGCGTCAGGAACTCCGCCTTCGCGCCGTCGCGCTTGGGTCTGGACTCCGCGCCCATGCGGCTCCTGGCCGCAGGGGTCAGTCCGAGGGCGTCCGAGAGGGCGCGAATCTCGGCCGTGGCCTCCTTCAGCACCGCGAGGGCGGGGGACTTGCGCACCATGAACGGCGCCTTCCCGCTCGCGTCGGTGAAGGGCTTCAGGGCGATGGGGTCGAATATCGCCATCTTCCCGTTGTGGGTCATCTGCCGCTGGGCCTCCATGGCCACGGCGTGCCAGAAGCACAGCAGCCGCAGGGCGGGCACGTCCTGCTCCGTGAATCGGCTGTCATCGGCCACCAGCTCGGACCATATCGCGGCCTGGGCTGCGTCCTGCGCTATGTCCTGCGGAATCTCTACCATGCTTCCTCCTTCAGGAGGGATGGTAGGCGGGGCGTGAGATACCCCCCCTGTTGCTGGAAACCCTCGGGGGGATATTGGCATATCGCCGCGGGGTGCCGAGCGGCCCCTGGGGAGGGGTAACGCCCCCCGTCAATCCAGAAGCGCCGCCAAACGCCACAGAATCGCACCTGAGCCACGATATGCCCTTGTGCCTAGCCCGTGCCGTGCAGCGCCATGCAGGCCCTAGAACAGCCTCGTGCGCCTTATCTCGAACGCCTGCCCGTCGGTCGGCATCCTCTTGCCCTTGCGCTGGTTGCAGATGCGGTGCGAGGCCGCCGCGTTCGCGTAGTCCCACGGCGCGCCGCCCCTGGCTAACGGGACGATGTGGTCCAGCTCGAAGCTCCACGGGTCACCGCTCGGGAGGTCGTAGTCTATGGGCTGGCCGCACAGATGGCACGGCCTGCCCTCCTGCCTCAACCTGTTGCGCAGCTTCGTCCTCGCGTTGCCGTTGTTCGCGTACTTGGTTCCGGCCATGTGTCCCCCTATCGTCTGTCCGCAGGGTAGCCGGGGCATGAGAAGGGCCGCCCCGAAGGGCGGCCCGCTTCCTAGGCCTTGCGTTCCATGTCCTCGCGTATCAGCCGCTTCACGTAGGTCGCGAAGGCGCCCTGCCGCTCGGCATGCCTCAATATGTCCGCATCTGCGGGGTAGAATCGCACGACTTTCTGCGTCACCTTCTCGCGGTTGTACTTCGCGCTCGCCCTCTTCTGGGCGTCCGAAACGGGCATACTACCTCCGCCCCCTCTTGCGCCTGATTATCTCGATGATGAGCAGGCCCGTGAGCACGCCTGCGACGGTCCCTAGAAATCCCATGTCCGGTCCCTTCTGCTAGAATCAGAGGGGAGGAGCGTCGCCCGCCGGCGGCACCCCATCGCCCTGGTCAGCGGAAGTGCTTCCCGTCAGGTCGGCTTCCGCTGTCCTCCGTTCGCGCCTTCACGAGCTGGATTATCAGCTCGGCTGTGAGCGTCGCGACCGTCCCGCTCAACCAGCTAATCAAGAACTCGCAATTCCATCACCCCCCCTCGCTGTCACCATTATATAGCATATACCCTATATTTGCAACGGAAATCTTTAAGAAAAAGCCCCTCCGAAGAGGGGCGTTGCTACTTGCTAAGTTTCTCCACCATCCGGCGCTCCCTCGCGCTCAGGCTCCGTCCGTCATCGAATCGACACCTCGCCGCCGTTGGCCTGCACGGCCTCGGTTATCGCGTCTATGGCCGCGCGGTAGCCGTCCACGTCCGCGAACTTCGCGACCACGGTGACGCCATCGTCTTCGAGCGGTGAATCGTCGGGCATGGCGAAGTCTTCCGCCGCGCCAAGGTCGAAACCGAAGTCCGACATATCGAAGTCGCCCGCCAGAACGTCCAGCTCGTAGGCCAGCGCGTCCTCGTCCCATCCCGTCATCATGGTGGTCTGGTTGTCGACCAGCGTCAGCGCCCTGCGCTGAGCGTCGGTCAGGTCGTCGCAGAACACCACGGGAACCTCGTCCATGCCCAGCTCCTGCGCGGCCTTGCACCTAGCATGGCCCGCCACGATCTCGGCGCGGCCGTCAGAATCGTGCCAGGCGATGACCGGGTTCCTGAACCCGAACTCCTTGATGGAATTCTTCACCGCCTCCAGCTGCTCCTCGGTGTGCTTCTTGGCGTTGCCGTCGTAGGGTTTCAACGTGCCCAGCGGCACCTGCTCGACCTTCATTCGCTCTCCTTCCTGAGAAGGGGCGGGCATTGCGCCCGCCCCGCGTTGCCTGGCTTCTTCTTGAGAAGCCCCTTCTGGGTGCTCCCAGGGCCTGTTAATGCAGCAGTCCTGAGATTCCCGTCAGCGCCCACACGATGCCGTAGCACGTGAGCGCGATGAGGAATATCTCGACTGCGGCCCCAAGGACCTTCCCGATAAACTTGCTGATCATGTCATCCTCCAATCTTGAGCAGGCGCTTCGTCTCCGCGACGGTCAGCTCAAGCGCCCTGGCAATCTCTCCTATGGTGCAGCCGCAGCACCTGCGCATCCTCTGCGCGCGCTTGGCCAGCTGCGCCCTGGTCCTCTCCTCGTTGGTCATAGGCACCGCCACGCAAGCACCAGGCCGTAGATAAGCAGGGCGTCCAGAAGCCCGACGAGAGCGATGAGCAACCAGACAACCGCCTTCCCGAGCTTGCGCACGTACCATGCGGGCGTGTGGCGTTCTCGCATCATTCCTACTCCCATTTGGAACAGCCGTCCTCCTGCATATCGACGCGAAACCCGTCCAGGTAATCCAGGACCTCGCCCCAGGTCTCGAAGTCCTTCGGCTTGAGCGCGTCGAGCTTGCGCCCGCACTGGCCGTAGTCGCAGCACTCCTCGATGCAGTGGATGCATGTCATGCAGGTGCCCGAGCACCCGTTGAGAAACGGATTGTCCTCGTAAAGCCCGGGCGGGAGGTTGTAGCCGCTGCCGGGTTCGTATGACGCCATGCTCATAGGACACCACCTCGGTTGCCGACAATGTGCGCCCCGCATGTCGGGCAATATTCGGCACCGCCAACCGGCTCCACGTCTCCACAGCTCGTGCAGTGCCACGCATGGTTGCGGTACTCGTAAAGCGTGGTGCGTTCGCGGTATTCGTGCTCGGCGAGGAACTTGTCAATGAACTCCGAGGTTTCAATGACACTGAGACCGAGCTTGTTCGTTACGGCCATGCCGTACTCGCACAGGTCGGCAGCCGTTAGAAGGTATTTCTTCTTGCTCATTCCTCCACCACCTTCGCTCCGCATTCTGGGCAAAAGTTCGGCACGTACGATGGCTCGTAATACCTGAACTCATGGCCGCAGCTTAGCTCCTTGACGTGAATACAGTGAGGGAACTGTTTGCCGCTGTATTCATAAGTTACCTTGCACGTGCGCTCCTCCGGTTCTATGAGGTCGGCGAGGCGTGTATGCAATTCCTCATAATCGCAAAGGTGCATATGGTCTGCTGGGAGGCATCCGAAAAGGACGAAGTAGATCAGGTAGTAGTCGGTCTGGTCGTGGCAGTCCGTGTTCAGACCTTCCGATTCCCACTTCTCCTCGACCTCGTACATGTCGATTGGCAGCTCGCGCAGCTTCCGCGCCATATCGCGGCGCTCGCCATCAGTCGGCATGCTCATCTAATCCCCCGTTACTCTCGCGCCGCAGTTCGGGCAGTAGCGGTACACGCCCTTCGCCCGGAGCGCCCACCCGCACGCCGAGCACACCACGCGGTACTCGCCGGTCGAACCGTCCCTATAGACCACGAACTCGCGCAACCTTCGGCACGTGCGCTCCTGCATGTCCTTGTAGTTGTCGACGATCCAGTCGCGAGACCAGCACGCGGCCTCCCATGCCGCAAGCCGCTCCCGCGCCTGCTGCATGACCCACCAGGCGCATTCCTCCCTGATGCAATCGCGCTCGGCGTCGTAGCATTTGTCGCTGAAAGTCATAGTGCACTTCATTCGCCGAACACCTCCTCCACGTCGTGCTCCTCCCAGTACTCGTCCATGAGCCGATATCTACCGCTCGCAACTAGCACCTTGAGGTCGGCCACCGTGGCTGGCATAGTGACGTTCGGGGCATCGACCATGTCTCAGTCGACGCCAACCCAATCGATGTCGTCGTCCGTCCACAGGGAGACATTCCCGCCGCTCTTCTGAGCGACCTTGGCACGGCCGTAGATCGGCGTCGGGTCGGTCTGGACTAGGTAGTAGTCCGTGCTCATTCGTCCTCCTCCTCGGCCTCTTCCAGCTCCTTGACGCGCTCGTCGTAGAAGCCGCGCAGCTCAGGTTCGAAGTAGTCGATGAACTCCTTGCGCTTCCAGCCCTTGGGGACGCAGTTCCTGTAGACCGCGCCGAAGCACCACTCCTCGAACGACTTCGCCTCCCCGCCGACATCGGCTGTCGTCGTGGTGTACGCCACCTTCTTGACGATTTCCGTTCGGCCCCAGCGCCTCACCTCGTCCTCGCGCGGGTCTTTGGCGTTGAGCTGGCCTTCCAGAATCTCAATCTGGGCTTGCAGACGGTCGTTCTCCTGCTCCAGCTTGTTGATGGCCGCTTGCGCCTCCTCGAGCTCGCCCAGCACGTACTGCTCGCAGTTCATGATCTCCATCGGTTACATCCCCTTCCCGTATCATCTCGTGGCCGTCACGGTCCGTGACCAGCCAGTATCCGTATTCGTAGAGGCCGGGGCTGTGCGGCCCGTAGGTCTGCAGCAGCTCGCCGGACCACCAGTCCTCCTCGTAGACCGTCGAGCGCCACTTCCACTCGGCCTTGAGCCTCGCCCCGCCGTGGAACTTCCCGTGGCATCCCGTGGTGCCGCTGCCGCACAGGCAGAACAGCGGACTCCGCAGGTCCCAGGTACCGCGCGGGGTCACCAGGCGGAACGTCTCGCCCCAGGAGCGGCGCGCCACGTGGTGCACGCTTCCGGCGCGCCTGCCGCAGACGCAGCAGTAGGGGGCGAGCGGCTCGTAAGCCTTGCCGTGGGTGTAGCGCGCTCCCAGGTGGGGCTTGCCGTACAGCTCGGCGCGCTCCTTCGGGTAGCCGCGCAGGATTCCAGCATCGAGAATCATCGCGCCCTCCTGTCCGGCCCCGACATCTCCACGCGCTCGCAGGCGCCCATGATTCGGGAGGCCAGCCGGTCCCCCTCGACGCCGCCCCAGATGTCGCGGAGCTGTCCCAGGCGGTAGTTGCTCGTGATGATGGTCGGCAGGCCCCTCATGGTGCGGGTGTCGATGAGGCGGGTGATGGTCTCCTTGGCCCAGTCGGTCGGCCGCTCCATGCCAAGATCGTCCAGGGCGAGGAGGTCGTATCGCTCGGCGCGCTCGAGGGTTCCCCTCTCGCCGCCGTCCCACTCGGCCTTGATGCCGTCCAGCAGCGCCTTGGCGGTCATGAGCTTGGCCCGCCCGCCGTCCAGGACGACCATCCGCACTGCGCACGCCGCCGCATAGGTCTTCCCGGTCCCGCAGGTGCCCCAGAGGTAGGAGCCGCGCCCCTTGGCGTAGCGCTGGAAGCAGGCGCACCCCTCCGGGCTGTCAGCCTCGGCGTAGGCGCCGAAGAGGCCCGCCTTGCGCAGGCGGCTCGCCCTGATCCTGTGCAGGGCCTCGACCTCCTCAGAGGTCTGAGTACGGGCTTGCATCGCCGCTCACCTCCTCCTTGCCGCGCCGCTTCTCCCACGTCGTGCAGGCGGCCTTCCACGACTTCATCGGCTCGCGCCCCACCTTCCAGCCCTTCGATTCGTAGAAGGCCACGAAGGACTCGGCGTCGAAGCGGTAGCCCTTCTCCGCGATGTACTCCCGGACCTCCTCGACGGAAGGGGGCGCGAAGCGCTCTCTCTTTGTCTTGTCTTGTCTTGTACTGTCTTGTCTTGTATTGGCTTCGGCTTTTCCCGAACCCCCGTTTTCGCCGTCGCAAAGGGTGCTTTCGCCGTCTGCAAAGGGTGTCTTATCGCTCTGTAAAGGGGCCTTTGCGTTGCCGCGACCGCCCCTTTTGCCCGATTCGATGGCCCGTTTTGAGCAGTCGATGTCCTCCCTTAGAGACTCGAAGATG